AGGTCTACGGCGCGGCTGCGGACCGCGAACAAGCCTCGGTGGTCTACCGTGAGGCCGCGAGCATGGTGCGGGCGTCGCCGCAACTCTCCCGCGTGCTGGAGGTCATCGACTCCCGCCGCACGATTGCCTACCGCAAAGAGGCGTCGTTCTACCGCGTCCTGTCTGCCGATGCGTTCCGTGCGGAAGGCTTGAATATCCACGGACTGCTGTTTGACGAGTTGCACGCCCAGAAGGATCGCCGCCTCTGGGATGCCCTTCGCTACGGTGGTGCGGCCAGAGAGCAGCCGCTGCTCGTGTCGATCACGACGGCGGGCTACGACCGCAACTCGATCTGCTGGGAGCAGTACGCCTACGCCAAGTCAGTGATGCGGGATTGGACGCACGACCCGACGTTCTTCCCGTGCATCTACGAGGCCGACGAAGCGGACGAGTGGACGGCCGAGGACACGTGGCCGAAGGCAAATCCGTCGTGGGGTGTGACGATCAAGCCCGAGGACTTCGCCGCCGACTGCCGCGAGGCCCAACTTTCCAGCACGAAGGAAAACGCTTTCCGCCGCTACCGGCTCAACCAGTGGACGCAGCAGGACACCCGCTGGATCAAGATGGAGGTGTGGGACGCCTGTGCTTCCGGCCCCCCTGCTCCGCTCGACGGCCGCGAGTGCTGGTGCGGCCTCGACCTTGCTACCACCTACGACACGTCGGCATTCGTCGCGGTGTTCCCCGCCCCCGACGGCACCTACGACGTGCTGTGCCGTTTCTGGATTCCCGGTGACAACGCTCACGAACGGGAGAAGCGGGACCGGGTTCCCTACGCCACATGGGCCAAGGAGCCGGAAAGCGGGCTGACCATGACGAGCGGCAACGTCACCGACTACGACGTGATCCGCCGCGACATCAACGAGTTCGCCCAGAAATACAACGTGCGGCAAATCGCCATCGACCGCTGGAACGCGACGCAACTCTCCCTGCAACTGCAAGGAGACGGGCTGGAGGTCGTAGGCTTTGGACAGGGCTTCGGCTCGATGAGTTCACCCAGCAAGCAACTGGAAAACCTCATCGTGTCGGGCAAGGTTCGCCACGGCGGAAACAAAGTCCTGTCGTGGATGGCTGGCAACGCGAGCGTGAAGGTCGATGCGTCGGGCAACATCAAGCCGATCAAGCCGCCGCATGGCGGGGCGGATCGCATCGACGGCATCGTGGCGCTCGTGATGGCTCTGGGAATCCACGCGGCCCACAAGCCGCCCGAAGACAAACCGGCCCCCTCCATCCTCATCCTATGATCGCCCAAAACAACCGCATTCTGTGGCTGCCTGAAAGTGACGCCCGGCACTTCGACTATGAGTCGGGCGGCTACGGCGGCGGCGGTCGCAACCCGTCTGGGGTGAAGGTGGACGCCGAGACGGCGTTGCGTTCGACGGTGGTGCTGGCGTGCATCCGCGTGCTGTCCACGTCGGTCGCCGGGCTTCCGCTGCACCTCTATCGGCGGCTTCCTGGCGGCGGCAAGGAGATTGCCCGCGAACATCCGCTGTACCGGCTCCTCCATTCGCAGCCGAACTCGTGGCAGACGAGTTTTGAGTGGCGTGAGCAACTCATGCTGCACCTGCTGTCGCACAGTGAAGCGTATAGCGAGAAGGTCTACGCCAGCGGTCAACTCAGCGAACTCGTGCCGTTGCACCCGTCGAGGATGAAGCCCGAGCGGATTGAGAACGGGCGACTTCGTTACAAGTACCGCGAGGATTCTGGCGGCACGACTACCTACGCCCAGGATGCGATTCTCGTCGTGCGCGGCATGAGCGATGACGGCGTGAACGGGATGTCGATGATCGAATTGTCTCGCGACGCCATCGGGCTGGCGCGGGCGTGCGAAATCCACGGGGCGACGTTCTTTGGCAACGGTGCCCGGCCGGGCGTGATCCTGACTACCGATCAAGTGCTGTCGCCCGAGGCGGCTGAGAGCACGCGGAACCAGTGGGAGCGTGTCCACGGTGGCGGGCCGCAGCGGGCTCACCGTGCCGCCGTGTTGCAAGGCGGGCTCAAGGTCAACGAACTCGGCGGCAACAACCAGGAGTCGCAGTTCCTCGAAGCCCGGCGGTTTCAAGTTGAGGAAATCTGCCGCATCTACGGCGTGCCGCCGCATCTCGTGGGCGACCTCTCGCGTTCGTCGTTCTCGAATATCGAACAGCAGTCGCTCGATTTTCTGACGAATGGGCTGTCGCCGTGGCTGCGCCGCATTGAGTCTGCGGTCACCCGCGACTTGCTCGATGGCGATGACGAATACTTCGCGGAGTTCGACACGCGTGGCGTGCTGAGGGCTGATGCCGCTGGCCGTGCGTCGTTCTACCAATCGCTCTGGAACATGGGCGTGGTGAGCGTCAACGAACTGCGATCATGGGAGAACATGAACCCGGTTGATGGCGGTGACGTGCGGTTCGTGCAACTCAATATGACCACGCTCGACAAGGCGGCTGCGGTTCCCGAGCCGATCCCGGCGGCGGTGGTCGAAGAGCCGGTGGTCGATGCCACGGCTCCCTCGCCGGAACCGGCTGCGGACGCCGAGCCGCAGGCCGCCGACGTGTCGCTCAACGGTGCCCAAATCACGGGGCTGCTCGCGATCCTGCAGGCTGTCAGCACAGGCGTCTTGACCAAGAGCGGTGCCGCTGCAGCGGTCGCGGCAGCCTTCCCGTTCATTCCGCAGCCGCAGGTCGACGCCATCCTCGCTGGCGTGCCTGAATCGCCGGTACCGAGTGCCGTGCCCGAGGCGGCCCCGCCAGTGGCGCCGCTGGGCCGCTCGCTGCCCGAGGCTCGTGCCTTGACCATCAGCATCGACTTCGACCGCACGTTCGCGGCCGACCCGGCATTGTGGGGCGAGTTCGCCCGCAAGTCGGCGTCGGACGGAAACACGGTCGTGATGATTTCGCGCCGCCCCGAGGAAGACCGCCAGGTCGTGACCGACACGCTGGGCGAGTACGCCGATGCGTTCTCCCAAGTGTTGCTTGTGGGTGGCGACACGCTCAAGGCTGACGCGGCCCAGGCGGCTGGCATCGACGTAGACGTGTGGGTCGATGACAGCCCGCAGACGATCACGGACGAACCGGCACCGGCGCCGAAGAAGCGGAGCCGCAGGAAGAAGACCGATGGCTAGGTATGACCACATCGACTTCACGCCCCCGGCGGGCGTGCGAGAGGAGGCAGCAAAGGGGCTGGCATGGCGCGGCGAGTACGGCCGAGGCGGCACGGCAGTCGGCGTTGCCCGAGCGAGAGACCTGTCGAACGGCACGAACATCAGCCCCGAGACGGCGAAGCGGATGGCGAGCTACTTCGCCCGGCACGAGGTGGACAAGCAAGGCGAAGGGTGGAGCCCCGATCAAGACGGCTTCCCGAGTGCGGGGCGGATTGCCTGGGCGCTCTGGGGCGGCGACCCCGGCCAGGCGTGGGCGAACAAACTGACGCGGCAGATTGAAGCCGCAGACAATGAGGGCAGAAGCATCATGGGCAACATCGAGCGACGTTCGCTGGCGATTGATGAAGTGGAGTCGGCGGTGCCGCTGCTCACGGTCGAGAGCCGCAGCGAAGACGGTGCCGAGCGGGAATGGGTTGTCGGCTACGCTGCCAAGTTTGGCGTGCTGTCTCTTGACCTCGGCGACTTCGTGGAGCGGATCGACCCTGGTGCGTTCGGCATCGTCGCCGAGCGTCGCGGGCGGCGTCGCCCACTGGAGACGCGGGCGCTCTGGAACCACGACCCGAACTTCCCGCTGGCCCGCTATCCCGGCACGCTGCGGATGACGGTGGACGAGGTTGGGCTGCGGTACGAGTTCCCGGTGCCCGACACGACCTACGGGCGGGACATCGCCAGCAATATCCGGGCTGGCATCGTCAAGGGTTCGTCGTTCAGTTTCACCGTGCCCGGTGGCGGCGAGACGTGGAGCCAGGAAGACGGGCGTAGCGTGCGGACGATCACGGCCATCGACTCCCTACTGGACGTTGGCCCGGTGACGTTCCCGGCCTATCCCGATGCCGACGTAAAGGTTGCCCAGCGTTCCTACGATGCGTGGCGTTCCGCGTCGGCTGATGTTCAACGTCGCCAGATTGACCGCGTTTTGCAGGCTCGCGGCAAGGCGGCATCACTCCGCGAGTATCTGAAAACGCATGGCCGCTAGTGGCGATTCGTGCCCGAAGTGCCGTGAGGGCCGGTTGACGGTTGCGTCGAGCGTCCGCAGCGGTGAGTACCAGACTCGCTATCTGCGATGCACGCGGTGCAGTTGCACCGACAAGCAAGTGATCCATGCGGGCGAGATTCGCCGCGTGAAGTTCTTTACTGGTGCCAACGCATAACTGCGTGGTTTCCGCCTCGCGTTTCTAGGTTCGATGTAGGCGACGGCAAGAGACCGTCGCTTCCCGAACACAGGAGACGCGCCCGTGGCTGTCGAGAAGCTCAAGGCTCTGCTGGAAGAACTGGCCTCTGTCGTTGCCGAGATGGAGGCGATGACCGAGGACGCCCCCGAGGGCGAAGACGCCGCTCCCATGAGTGAGGAGCAGGAAGCGTCCCTCCGCAGCCTGGAGCAGAAGGCCGACAAGCTCCGCGAGCGGATCGAGTTCGTGCAGCGTGTTCAGGCCAAGGGTCTGGAGCTGCGTTCCGTGCTGGAGCGTGCCGCCCCGGCCAAGGCCGTCGAGAAGCCCATTACCGAGGAGACCCCCGCCGTGGCTGAGAAGCGTTATTTCGCGATCCCCAAGGCGTCGCACAACCTCCGTGGCTTCAAGGGTCCGAACGCCGAAGAGCGGGCGTACCGTGCTGGTATGTCGCTCAAGGCGACCCTGCTCAACGACGCCGAGGCTCGCCGGTGGTGCGATGACCACGGCGTCGAGCATCGTGCCCAGGCCGGTGGCATCAACTCGCTCGGCGGCGTGCTCGTGAACGCCGAACTGTCGAGCGAGATCATCCGGCTGGTCGAGGAGTTCGGCGCGTTCCCGGCGAACGCTCGCAACGTCACGATGAACAGCGACACGCTGCTCGTCGCCCGGCGTACCGGCGGTCTGACCGCTCGGGCGATTGGCGAGAACGCCGCTCCGACCCCGAGCGACGTGACCTTCGACAACATCCAGTTGGTCGCCAAGCTCTGGGGCGTGGACAACCGGGTTCCGATGTCGCTCATGGAAGACTCGGCGATCAACCTCGCCGACGCCATGGCGGTCGAGGTGGGCCAGGCGTTCGCCGAAGCCTTCGACAATTCCGGGTTCATCGGCACCGGCAACGGGGCTCTGTACCACGGCACGAACGGCGTGGCCGTGTCGATCATCGACGGCACGCACACTGCGTCGGTCCAGAGTGCGGCCAGCGGGAACAACACCTTCGCGGGGCTCGCTCTCAGCGACTTCACGAACGCTGTTGCTCGGCTGCCGCTGTACGCTCGCAACAGGAACGCCAAGTGGTACATCTCGCCGTCTGGCTACGGCTCCTCGATGCTCCGCCTGATGATGGCGGCGAGCGGCAACAACCAGGCCGACGTGGCTGCGGGTGCGAACCTCAACTTCCTCGGCTTCCCGGTGGTGCTCGTGCATCCGATGGAAAGCCGCCTGACCGGCACCGCCTCGCAGGTCGCGTGCCTGTTCGGCGACTTGTCGCAGGCGGCCACGTTCGCGACGCGGCGTGAGATCCGCGTGGCGACGGACTCCAGCCGGTTCATCGAGTTCGACCAGCTCCTCACGTTCGCCACGGCTCGCGTTGCCATGGTCGCCCACGACCTCGGCGACAACAGCAAGGCTGGTCCGATTGTCGCCCTCCGGTTCGCCGCCTGACCTTTGACCTTCTAGGAGAAGAAACCAGTGAACTTCATCGAGAACACCAAGACGGTTGTCGGTACTACCGTCACGTCGGCGGCGGCTACCGCTACCCTGACCATCGACACGCTGGGCTACGCCTACGCCAGCGTGGACGTGATCGTGGCGGTTTCGACCACGCCTGCGAATACGGCGGCTTCCATCCTGAACGTCTTGTCGCTCTCGGGCGGCGAGACGACCACGGCTGGCAGTTCGATCTACACGGTGGCCGCGCCTGCCGCGTCGGCTGCCGTGACCGCGCAGCCCTCGGTGGTTCGGCTTGACATCGACCTGCGTGGCAGGGGCCGGTACGTCAAGGTTGACGCGACCCCTGCAACGGCGCTCGTTACGACCATCGTGGCTCGTCTGAGCAAGGGTGAGGTTGGCCCCGACTCGGCTTCCGAGATGGGTGCCCTGGCGAAGTATTCCGGCTGACGCGGCTTGACAGACTCGACACAGTAGATGGCGGGAGTGGCGTTCGCTGCTTCCGCCATCTCTGTTTTTGAGGACTCCATGATCGTCAAAGTCGGCAGCACGGATGTTGACGTGCGGATCGAGTGCGTGATGAGCGGCCCGCGATTTGGCCCGCTTGCGAACGTGTTCGGCTGGGCTCAAGCCCTCATGCCGCTCGGCATCCGCCCGACGCTCGGGCAGGGGGCTCTCTGGGGGCAGGTGCTCCAGCGGTCGATGGAGCAGTTCGTCGATTCGACGGAGTACATCCTCACGACCGACATGGATTCGTTCTGGGGGCACCGCGAGGTTTCCGAACTTGTCGCCCTCGCGATGGCGTTTCAGTGCGACGCCCTGGCCCCACTCCAGGTGAAGCGTGAGGACGGCCGCCCGATGTTCACGCTGCCCGGCACACTAGAGAAGCCGCCGGCTGGCGGGGCGACGGAGTTGCCCATGTCGTGGTTCGCGGAGCCCGTGCAGGAGGTGGACTCGGCCCACTTTGGCTGCACGCTGATTTCCACGAAGGCACTCAAGCGGACCCCGAAACCGTGGTTCCAAGACCACCCGAACGCCGCTGGCGAGTACGGGGACGGAAGGACCGACGCCGACATTTTCTTCTGGAAGCAATTTAAGCGTGGCGGCAACCGCCTCTACGTCTCGCCTCGCGTGTCCATCGGGCACGGCGAGTGGGTGGCGGTCTGGCCGGGCAAAGACCTGCAAGCCCCGGTGTTTCAATACGTGGGCGATTACAACGCCAACGGGCGTCCGAAAACTGCATGGAGCGTGACCAAATCGTGAAAATCAAACTAGCGACGAACTACTCGACCTATACGGTCGGCACGGTGATTGACTGCGAAGACGAGACGGCACAGCGGCTCATCCGTGATGGCATCGCCGTCCGCGAGCAGCAGATGGACCTGATCGAGACGGCATCGGTCGATCACGACGTTGAGCGGGCCGACGCCACACCACGAAGACGAGGACGGCCGCCGCGTGCGATACAGAAGCCTGACGACACTGACGCCGCCAGCGGTTGAGCCCGTCACGCTCGCCGAGGCCAAGGCTCACTGCCGAGTTGACACGGCCACCGACGATGCCTTGATCCAGGCATACATCACGGCGGCTCGTGAGTGGTGCGAGGCGTATTGCGACGAGACGCTCGTGCATACGCAGTACCGCATGACGCTTGATGCGTTCCCGGGCGAGATCGAGTTGCCGCGTCCGCCGATGGCTTCGGCTGGCACGGCCACGGCGGTGAGCGTCACCTACACGCTGGAGAACCAATCGACGGCGGTGCTTTCGACCACGGCCTACCGCGTGGACCGGGCTTCGATGCCTGGCGTGCTGCGGACGCCCTACAACGGCTCCTGGCCCAGCCATCTCCTCGACTACAACGCCGTGACTGTGACGTGGTGGGGCGGCAAGAGTGCGGACGGCTCGGGCGTGGAGCAGCGGTTCAAGAACGCGATCCTCTGGCTGGTGGGCATGTGGTACGAGCGGCGGATGGCTGCTGACGCCGTGAGCCTGTCGGAGATTCCGTTCGGCGTGAAAGCGTTGCTCGATTCGGCAAAGTGGGGGTCTTACCGATGAGCGACGTTAAAGGCCGATTCGGCATCGACGTGCTGTTCACCGATTCGACCGTGGCTGGCGGGGCGAAGTCGCTGAAAACGATCACGCTCCAGCACGCCACCGAATATGACGTCGGAAAAGTGGCCGTCGTGTCTGGCACCTGCGGCACGGCGGTCGTGAGCGTGCCGGTCGCCCCGACTACCTATCGCAATGCGGCTGGCAGCCTCGTCTCGTTTGCGAGCGTCTCTCGCGTGGCGTTTTCCGCGACCGGCGCGGCAATGGTCGCGTGCGACGGCTCGGGCGGCTGCGGCGAAAACGATTGGACGATCTACTCGCGGGCTGGGCAGGTAGCCGTGTCGGAGGCGGTGGAGACGGCGTCGTTTTCGATCAACGTGATGGGAACGGCTGGCACGGCGGCGTACACGCTGGTGTTGTATGGCTCTTGATCCCGGGCGGCTCCGCGAGCGGGTGACAATTCAATCCGCGACCGAGCGGCGCAACACGCTGGGCGAAACAACCCTGGAGTGGGCCACGTTCACCGAACGGTGGGCGAGCGTCGAAGGGCTTTCGTCCCGCGAGCTGCTGTTGTCGGGGCAGCAGCAGACGGAACTCACGCACCGCGTGCGGCTGCGGTACGTCACCGGGCTGACGCAATCCATGCGGATTTCGTGGCGTGGGCGGCTGCTGGAGATCACGACGCTGCTCGAGCATGGCAACCGCAGCGAGCATGAGATTCTTTGCACGGAGCGGGTGGACTGATGGCAACCGCTGGCATCGAAATCACCGCCGAGATGGCCGAACTGCGGGAATTGCAGCAGGCTATCGGTCGGCTGTTCTCTCCTGCCGACAAGGCCCGCATCTTGAAGGCGGCACTGGAAAAGGCAATCGAGCCCGCGTACCAGCGGCTGCAGCAACTCACGCCCATCGGCCCAACGGGGAACCTGCGGCGGGCGGTGGCGAAGAAGGTGAAGACCTACACGAAGAGCGGCACCGCCGTTGGGCTCATCGGCTTTCGACGGGCCGGGCAGGAGCGTTCGGAGAGTGCGGCCGGCGGCAGAGTTCAGGCCGGCCCCGACCGGGCATTTCACCAGTGGTGGCTTGAAGAGGGGACGAAAGATCGCGTCATCAAGGCTCCGTCGCCGCCGAAGTCATACAACCGCCCAGGATTCACCCGCCCTGGTTTTGAGCGGAAGGCGTACACGATGACCCGCAAGGGCAAGACGTTCCGCGTCTCGCCCACTAGCGTTCGTGGGCACGCCGTGACCAGCCACGTGGTCAACGACCCCAACTCCTACTACTACGCGAGCAGCTTCAATTCGCTCGGGCCGTTCAAGATCCAAAAGTTCCGCAACGGCGAAAAGGGTTTCATCACCGACCCAGGCTACCCGAATGCTTTCTTTCGGAAGTCGCGGTCGCCGATCACGATCACCGCGATGCGTCCAGGCGGGAGCAGCGGCCCGCCGCCGCTCAAGACCGCCTGGGATCAAACCCAGCCGACCGTGGCAGAGATCCTCCAGCGGGAACTGCGGCTGTCGCTGGAGCAGGCCGTCAGCACCCTGGCCCGGTCGGCGTCAGGAGTAATTGGCGAATGAGCGTCAAATCCCCCGAGCGGCTGATTGCCGCAGCCCTGGCATCCTCGCCCCTGATGGCCGAGCTGATCGGCGACCGGGTCTATCCGGTGATTGCCCCGGCGTCGGCGGCGATTCCGTTCCTGACCTGGCGGCGGCAGGGGGTGCAGCGGGAGGCGACGCTTTCCGGCCCGTCTGGCGTCGCCAACGTGACGCTAGCGGTCGATATGTACGACACGACCTATGAGGCAGTAAGGGAACTGGCCGACCGCTGCCGGGAAACACTGGATGGTTTCGGGGGGGCGTTGGGAAACTGGATTTCAGTTCGCAACGTGTCGCTGCTCAACGAGAGCGACGGGTTCGTGCAACTGGCTGGCGGCGACCTGCCGCCCGTCTATAGCGTGACGCAGACCTACACCATTCTCTGGCAGGAGACTTGACCAGTGTCATTCTCGACTCCGCACGATACCGCAGTTGCTGGCTCTGGAACGACCCTCACGCTCGGCGCCACGACGTATGTAGTCACGAACATCGTGCTGGCGAACACTGACCCTGGTGCGGCTGCCAACACGCAGATCGACGTGGCACACCTTGGCCAGACCACCGGCGAATTGGCTGCAAGGCTCACGCCCCCGCTTGTGCTGCCCGCTGAAGACGGCGGCTCGGGTCGGCAGGTGACGTTCGACTACCTCGGGAAAATCGTCATCTCGGACGGCGCGACCGGCACCTACAAGATCACCGTTGCCGGTTCGACGCTGGTCGGCGGCACCACGGCGAGCTATTACACCGTGCAGAGTTCGACGCTGACGCTGGCGACGAACGACGCCATCCGTGGGCAGGGCGTCCTTACGGTCGCCCGCTAATCACGACGGGAGGCCGTCGTGGCGATTCCATGCCAAGGCTTTACGCTGACCTGGGGAGGCCAGACGCTCTCCGAGGTCCAGGCTATTGAAGCCGACATCTACGGCGGCGAACTGCCCCGAGGCCGCACGACCACATGGACGCCCAACATGGGCACCGTGCGGCTGCTCGGGTTCGCAGCGACGAATCTCACGACCGCCGAGTACGGAAAGCGGAAGCGGCTGACGATCCTCGCTCCCAATGGGACGGCGAGCAACGCCAGCGTTACCACGCTGTTTGACAGCGATTGCATCTACAGCGGCGTGCGGATCGACGCCGCCGCAAATAGTGCCGTTCGACTTGCGTTCACTTTTAGGATTCAAGACACGCTCAACGCACCGAGCAATCCCTAGGAGTACGCGACACATGGCACTGACGGCAGAGCAGATTCTTTCCGCCGACGATATGGGGCTGAAAAAGGTTCACGTCCCCGAGTGGGGCGGCGACGTGTTCATCCGTGTGATGAGCGTGGGCGAGCGGGACGCCTACGAGCGGAAGTGGATCGGCAAGAAGGAAACGGGCATCGACAACTTCCGCACGCAGTACCTCGCGGGCGTGCTGTGCGATGAAGGCGGCAAGCTCCTGTTTACCCGCGACCAGATCGACGCTCTTGCCCAGAAGAGCGGCGCGGTCATGGGGCGGCTGTTCGACGAAGCGATGAAACACAATCGGATGACTGAGGAGGATGTGCAGGAGTTGGGAAAAGGCTGAACGCAAGCCCGACGCGGCGGTACATGTTTGCCGTCGCGCGGGACTTGCGGATGACGGTTCGTGAGTTGGGCACGCGGATGGATTCCGCCGA